GATCTAAATCTATCTTCAAAGTTTCTCGTTTGCTCAAAGTTCATGCCAGGGTATTTTTCTATTTCTGACAAGTCATCAATAATAGCTTGCCTTCCTAGAACATCTGCATTTTCAAACCTAAAGAAAAGGTTTTCTCTGATTGCCGCCTCAACAGTTGAGTCAACAAGCTTCTGAGCTTTTTTATCGCCTGTTCCTCTTAGCAAAGCTGTTTGAAGAAGATCCTCACCAGCCTTCCGTATGCTTCCCTCAGTAGCCCCTTCAGTCAAAGATAAATCTAAGACCTTTTGAGCGGCTTCCGTTAGTATTTCTGTTGTTTTTTCCGTGTAAGCATTTTGCGCTTTTGTCGTAACAATCTCTGAATATTTTGTTGAATATGTTACATTATCCTCTTGAAGCCTTGCATTGAGAACGCCAGCCGCTATTGGATCAACAACTTGCAAAGATGCGGTGTAACCATCCTGAATATCACTCATCTTGTCATTAAAAAGGGAGATCTCCATGTTTGCTTCGTCAGCTTCAGCAACAAGCTTTCGCATTTCAGATCGTGCTTCTGTTTCTATCTCAACAACAGCAATTCTGTTAGCAGCGTCAAAAGCAGCTTGCTCTGCAATAGTGCGTGGCCCCTCTTGTTGCTGTAAAGCGGTGAGAACAGGAACAGCGCCCTCTTGCCTTACACGCTCCTCACCCCTTCTTATTGCAAGCTTTTCGCCCTCACGAAACGCAAACTCACCCATTCGATCCAATTCAGCTGATATGGTTCTTCCTAACCGCGCCTCTTCTCGTGCATCAGCAAAGTCCATGCTGGAAGGCTGTCTAATTTTTATTCCTGTTTTTTGATACTTTGGAAGAACCATCTTTACACCTAACCTATTAGTTGCCCGTATCTATATGCACCTGTGCCAATGGTTCCGATAGCCCCCATAACCCCTGATTTATAAGCTGTATCTCCAGCTTTTCTATAAATATCAGCTTGCTCAGAAGCTTGGTTAACCGCGAGTATAGCATTGTCAGCGGCTATATTAGCTTCAGTAATACCATCAGCTGTTGAGGCAGTTGCCAAAACCGCAGCTGATCCAGATGTAGGATCAGCCCCACCAGCCGCAGATCTTGCAATAATTGCCGCTAAAGTATTGTTTAGGTTGCTTAATATGTCAGCACCCTTTTGTTTAAAGGCTATGGCCTCTGTTCGACCCTTAAGCTCAATTAAATCCGCCTCTCTGCGATATCGATCTCTCTCAGCTCGACCAGCTTTAATTTTTCCAGCTGCCGAAACAACCGACATTCCAATGGTTAATGCTGAAGTCATTTTAGTTTCCTACACTTAATTTATATTCCAGGCCTAATACAGTCATAGGCAATGGAACATTCTGAGTTAATGTTATTTGTCCGGTAGCACTGTATCCTAAAATACCATGTGCTGTTTTTAGTCCGGTAAATGCCTGGATAGGTGTATCGAGAACACTCACACCGAAATTTCTAAACGATATTTGTTTACCGTTGATTACAAGATCTTTTGTGTCATTGAGTAAAGCGTCGACCTGGACAATACGTTTCTTTACACCTTGCACCGATCCAGAACTTAACACTGGCTCAGTCGGCATTGTCTTTGCTTGGACTGTATATTCTAATCCTACCTGAAAACTAGATGACGCTGCCCCAGCAAACGTAATTGTAAACGGAGAAGCTGGAACCGTCTGAGTTGGCTCTACAACGCCATCACGCACGATTTCAACAGTTGCCCCCTCAAGATGATCCATAGTTGTTGAGGAAGCGGCTCCTCCAGTCTTAGCGCTATCTAGGGTTACATCTTTATCAAACTTTTCTAAATAATACCTGACTTGCGAATTAACTGTACGCTTCACAATACAAAAGGTATCAGATATTTCTGTAGCTACAGCAATAAAATTACCGTCCGTTGTAAACGAGCTAGGCGCTATAACCTCTTGCCCAACCAGGATAGAATAAACTGACATCGATCCGTCATCACCATTAACGATAAATAATCGATCTGCTTCATCAGTTGATGTTGATCTACGAGCAGCCAGGTCAACAGGGTTTTTTATAAGATGTGATGAAAGAACGGATATCTGTTGTACCTGGTATGAATTTGTACCTGACCCAAATTGAAATGCGTTTATGGCTTTACCCTGTCTCTGAACAAACACAGACGCGCCATTGAGATCTTCTATTGGAACACCTGGCTTTGCGCCAAGTCTTGTTTGTGGCCGGATAAGAAAAGTCGCTGGTGTGACCGGAGAATCTTCTGACTGAATAACAACAAACTCACCGCCAGTGGTAAATATTCTAAGATCAGCTCCAGCTATAACACTTACAATACTATTGAGCTGATTGGTGTTTATTGTTGCCTCAACACCTTCGTCATCTAATCCAGTGCCAGGATCGAAGTTAAAGAAATCAATAACTCTTGATCCCCATATGGTATTGGGCCTGGACTTAGACCCACCGAAATATAATCGACCCTCATGGAACGTGGCTGATTTTGGCCAGCCCCGATCATTGCTCCAAACATCCTCATAGCCATGTTCACTCTTCCAATTACCAGCAACAACGCCACTTGTATCAAAGAACGGAACTTCTGTGACTGCCTTCATTACCGTTGCGCTAACAAACTCTACATACCTGGCTCGTCCAAAAGTAGTATCGACCTGGGCAAATTCATTAACGCTTGCCGCTGAAAAAGCCTCAACCTTGTAACCAGTTGAACTATCTGGTGCTGTAGTCCAGTTTGGATAAACTGTGGCTACTTTAGTTGAAGCTACATAATCATCAATAAACCTAGACTGACCGGCACCAGTACCAGAGGTGAGCGTAACGGACATTCCATTAGGCTGGTCATCAGACGAGTATGCAGATGAAGATTTCAATGTAATTGTATTAGCGCTCCCAGCCTGGGCAGTTCCGGTATCTGTGGTTACGCTCGAAGCTGTGATAGTAATGTTGCCAGATACTGCGCTAGGAGTAATTGTAAAATTTGGTGAATGTATACTTAAAGCATAAGGGTATTGAGGCAGATTTGTTAGCGGTAGGTTTTCTAACGTCCAATTTGTATCTGTGTTTCTAACAAGTCTTTTTGTCTGCAAATCCTCATGGCATAAAATGAGTGTATCAACAGCCTGAGTAAAAGTTAATTCATCAAGCATAGCAGCCGTAATATCTGAGGCAGCTATATAATCATTGCCTGTTCCGTTTATGTTTGCTTGCAAAACACCAGCCTTAAATACATAGATCCGACCAACAACTAGCACCAAAAGAAAACTATCTGTAACGCTAAACTCAAAAGGTATAAGCTTAAAATCTGTAAAACTTGTTCCAAAGTCATAAATAAACTTTAGCCCATCTCTGCGCTTCAAACCGCCTTGAGGTTGTATGATAACATTAGTTGCCTCTTCCAGAGCGTTTTGATATTGAGAGAGATCTGTTCTGGCTCTTAATAGCGGATCTAGCTCACCAACAGAAAAGTTTGTTTGAAACTGAGTAACGCGCATTTACTGCCTCACTTGAATTAAAGAATAGTCCTCAATAATCTGTGTTGATTGACCCCTTGCATCGATGTTCATAGCTTCGCGCATCAACCCACCTCGACCATTTTCTCCAGGAGATCCATAGGCAAGCGCTCTAAAATAATCTGCTTTTGTTGCTTGGTCTGTAATAACGATTGCTAACTCAGCTGCTAGTGCTGTCCTTAACAGGCGAACAAAATAGTTTGGCATTTTGGCTTCAGTTACAGTTCTTTGATAATCAATAAAAACCGTATCCATGTTTGTTACTAACTGATCGCCATATATCTCCCAACCATAACGAACAGATCTTTGAGCTGTGCCATCTGTTTCAAACACTGCCAGCGCACCAGTTAAATGATCGCCAGGCATTTGATAAGCGTGTTCCCATTCATTTATTGGAGCTGTTGATAATCTAGCCAGCTGGATCTTGGCTAATGTCCAAGACCAGACATAAGTGCTTAGTAATGTATTTTTTAAATCTGGATATAATCGATCGCAAGCCTGAGCTGCGT